GGATTTGCAACTCTAGACAATTTAGATCAGACAGGCGACGTTGTCCTTGCAGAAGCATCACTAAAGGCATTTGAATCTTTCCGTGGCAACATTCGTGAAATGCATGGACCAAACGCTGTTGGAAAGATGCTCTCATTCAAACCAGAAACATATTATGATCCAAAGTCAAAAGAATTTTATAATGGAATTTATGTTGATGTTTATGTATCAAAAGGCGCACAAGATACATGGGAAAAGATTTTGGACGGAACCCTACAAGGATTTTCAATTGGCGGAAAAATTGTAGACTCAGATAATGAAGTAAATAAGTCTACAGGCAAAACAACAAGATTTATCAAAGACTACTCTTTAATGGAGCTATCAATTGTTGATTCTCCTGCAAATGAACTATGCAATGTTTTATCAATTCAGAAAATGAATGGACAACTTGTATTTAAGGGTATGGCGGCAGAAGTATTAACAGAAAATATTTTTTATTGTGCTGATTCTGATTCAGTATTCATTTCTACAGAGTCATCATATGATTCACCAGTTACAGGAAAACCTGCAACACTAATAGGATGGGTAGAATCAAATGATGTCAACAAAGCAAAAGAGATAGATAATATTCTTGATTCATTTAAGAAATCAAGATTACCGTTGCCTGATACAACAATTGCAAAACAGGCAAACGCAGAAGGAGGTAATGAAGTGTCAGAAAATACAGAAAATGTAGTAGTTGAAGAAACTCCTGCAGTTGAAGAAGTGGCAGCACCTGCTGAAGAAGTAGCTGCTCCTGCTGAAGAAACACCTGTTGCTGAGGAAGCACCAGCTGTTGAAGACGCTCCTGCCGAAACTCTGGAAAAAGCAGCCGACGTATCAGAAGTTATGGTTGATGAACCTGATTTTGCAAAGATGCTCGGTGATCTTAGGGGATTCTTCTCAGATACACTTGCAAAAGCATCTGAAGCAAACGCAGCTCAAGTTGCAACAATTAAAGAAACTGTTGAAACATTTAGCAAGAGCGTAGATACTCGAATTTCAGAATTGGCAGAACAACATACAGCACTCTCAAAGGCTGTAGAAGATATCAAGGGCACGATTGATGGCGTTGAAAAGCGTGTCGTAGCGGTAGAATCAGAGACCGCAATTAAGAAGTCCTCAGACCTTGGCGGGTCTCAGGAAGTAATAACAAAATCCAAATCAAAATGGAACGGTTCTTTCCTCGGTTCCGTAAATGAACTTTTTAACTGAAAAGGTAGGTGAAACAAAAAACAATGAGCAATGAAACACTAGAAAAAACAGTAGTCTCTACAGACATGACTGGTGCCGCATTTAGCGACACAGGCATTCACCGTGGTAACGAGGGTAAGGGTGGTCTTCTCAATCCTGAGCAGTCCGCACGATTCCTTGATTACATGTTCGACGCTACTGTAATTGGTAAAGTGGCACGTACTGTTCGCATGCGAGCAGACACCACAGAAATTGATCGTATTGGTGTTGGAGAGCGTTTGATGACAGTCGCCGCTGAAGCTACAGACACAGCTTCTAATGCAGCAGTCACATTCTCAAAGATCTCTCTTACGACAAAGAAGCTTCGCTTGGATTGGGAGCTTTCAACAGAGTCTCTCGAAGATAACATCGAGGGTGCTGATCTCGAAGATCATATTGCACGTCTGATGGCAACACAGGCTGGTAACGATATCGAAGATGTAGTTCTTAATGGTACAGGTACAGGTTCAGGATTGCTTTCAGCATTCCAGGGCATTGTAGCTAAGTCAAAGGCTACAGGACGTGTCGTTGATGCAGCAGGTGCTGCAGCATCTCGTGCAGTATTTAACTCTGCACTCAAGGCGCTTCCACGTAAGTATAAGCAGCGTCGTCCAGACCTACGTTTCCTAGCAGGATCGAACCTAGTACAGGATTACTTGTACTCTTCATCCGTTCTCGGAGACTATGGTTCAAACAACCCACAAGATATCGCTTCGTCGATTATTCGTGGTGCAACACCAGGTCTTGGTGGTCCAGCAGGATTCGTAGCGCCATTCGCATTCGGTATTCCGATTGTTGAAGTACCGCTACTTCCAGAGACACAAACTGGTGATTACACAGGCGCAACAGGAAGCCATGGAGATATCCACTTGACATTCCCAAATAACGTAGTTATTGGTATCAAGCGTGATGTAACCGTATATCGCTTCTTCTGGCCTCGTAAGGACTCTATCGAGTACACAATGTATACTCGTGTAGGATGCCAAATCGAGCAGGCAGATGCTTGGGTAGTTGTAAAGAACGTTAAGGTCGCTTCCTAATTTATAGGATTTAGATCCGCAAAATAAAGCCCCCCAAATTTAATTTTTGGGGGGCTTTTCATTTAAATTTCTTAGTGCTATAATTGATTTACAAAGATAAGGAGTATTTACATGTCATTTGAGACATTAAAAGTATCTGAATTAAAAACAATAGCAGAAGATTTCGGTGTAGAAATCGACGGACTAAAAAATAAAATAGATATAATTGCAGCACTCTCAGAAGAGGGAGTGACCTGGGCGGTATACCAAAAGACCGTAAAAGACATAGAAGAGGAAGAAGACGTGTCAGTAGAAGTACCAGTAAGATTAGATCCAAAGAAAGAATTGGCTGAAGATACAGTCCTTGTTAAAATGGAAAGAGATAATTTCCGTTATGACATTCAGGGTCATACCTTCACAAAAGAGCATCCATATGTAGCAATGAATAAGGAACAAGCTCAAAACATTTTTGATAAGGAGGAAGGTTTCAGATTAGCAACCCCTAAAGAGGTTCAGGACTTTTACCACTAATCTAAGCCTACTAAATGGCAGAGATATTAAAAAATAGCAACTCACCAGTTTATCATCAGATATTCTGGAAGGGTAATGTAATAGATGCGGATGCTTTACCAATAGTAAAAGTATTTGATATTACAGAAAATCCAGAAGAAGATAGCCCTTCTCTAGATAAGCTATTAATAACAATTACAGCAGAAAAAGATGAAACTAATATTGGTCTTTACGCTGCATATATACCTCTGCAATATTCAAGCTCAAACTTTATACTCAGATATACCTGGGAGTACTATGTAGAATCACAATTCGTATCATATGAGCATGACGTGTTTGTAGTAACACCTTATACAGACTTGTATCAAGCATGCGGGTGTCTTGGAATCAGCACTGATCCTTCAGATCCTAATTATAAATCATATAGAGAATTGGCGGCAGCAGAAAGATATGCACGTAAAAGAGTAGAGGACTATACGGGACAAAGATTCTATTTGTACCCAGATGTATTTAGAGTTCTTGGATCTGGATCAGACACATTACCCTTACCAGATAAAATAGATATCCTAGACAGACTATTTGTAAACGATGTGCTACTTCTTGATAATTTAACATCACCAGTTACAAATAATTGGGGATATTCGGTACAGATATCAGAAAGTAATTTTGGTATTAGAATAAATCGTGCAAATATGTTAGATAATACGGTTTATACATCAAACGGCATGATTCCTCCCAGCATAAACGATTCTGAGGGAGTTTTTAGAAATAACGTTATGTATGAGGTTCATGGTAAATTTGGTTGGAATAAAGTTCCTAGAGAAGTAGACCTAGCAACCATCGAACTAATGAAAGACTTCTTCTCTAAAGACATAGTTTGGAAAAATCAATATATTCAAAATATACAAACATTCGATTGGCAATTCGAGTATAATCCAGAAGTATTTGTGGGGACAGGCAATGCTTACGCTGATCGGCTACTAGCAGATTTTGTTGTAAATAAAGCCTCGTTAATATAATGTCAGCGATCATAGATGCAGTATTGTCTATGAAGATGGATGTCTATAGACAATCTGAAATTCAAGACCCAGATACTGGTGCTCTTAAAAAAGAATGGAATTATCACCGAACAGTAAATTGTCATGCTAAAGGTGTTATAAGCAATTCAGCAACCACAAGATCAAGCGATAAGCAGGTATTTGACAATAAATATAAAAACGATCAAGTTATTCAAATAAGGACTGCAGAACGATTAACTGCTAGAGAAAAAATTACTAATATCAGAAATGCAGAAGGCATATATATTTGGACTGAATTAAATTATCCAACAGAAACGCCAACAGTTTTTGAAGTAATTGGAACAACTCCAATTACTGATCCATTCGGAAGAGTCCTTGGGTATAACTCGTCAATGAAGAGATCGGAGAATCAGCAAATTGGATTATAGTACTATGCTAATCCAGGCTTCTAGCGGTCTTGAAAGATTAATGGCTGGAAGCAAGGGTGACGTATTAAAAGATTCTACAGTAGCCCAAGTATCAGCATACATATACTACAATGCTGCTGTTATATCTAAACTAACTACAAATAAACAATTTCAGTCTAAATTTTCAAAGGTTATATTTGAACAGATAGACAAAGACTTCGGAGAGTATGTAGACGCACTTGCAAGAAGTAAGCCAAGATCACTACATCATGTGTATGAATGGAAGCAAGCAGGAAGCAAAACAGCAAGATTGTTTAATCTTAAATTAGTATCTCAAGATGGCCTATCTTTTAAAATAGCCTATTCATTTAAGCCATCTAAATCATTTGTTCCAGCAGAAGGAAACACTAAGCGTAGACATGTATTTGTTGATAAGGCTAACATTATGGAAATGGGTCAACCTTTAACAATTTCTCCAAAGTATGCAGACAGATTGGTATTTGAGGTAAACGGAGCAACAGTGTTTATGCCTAAAGGGAAATCTGTTACAGTAAAAAGACCAGGCGGACCTGGAGTAAAAAATCAATTCTCATTAGCTCATTCTAGATTTTTTAGCAGCCAGCTTGTTAATAATTCAATTAAAAAGTCTGGAATTCAAAGAATATTTGGAGCAGGAATGGCAAAGGCTCTAAGGTTGCCTACTAACATAAAAAGAGTACAATATTCCTTTAGTCCTAATTTAATTAGAAGCCAAGCAGACGCTTCGCTTGCATCAGCATTTGGAGGTGCTCTATGACAGCAAACTATAAGTTAGATGCAATGCTTGAATTGCGTAAATTTCTGTGGAATGAATTGAAGACCCGTAATATATTTGATGAAGAGGATTATTGGTCAGACAATCTAAATGAGAATATAATTCCAATTGTTCCTGTCCAGCAAACTGCCGAAATGAATCAATTTTTGAGCGGGAAGAAGCATATAGTCTATGACAAGATAGGGATGTCCTATGAGGATAATTGGCTAATATGCTGTGAACAAATCCTGTTTACCATATATTCAACAGATTTTTCAGAAATAAATGAAATTAGAAATTTTATGACAGATCAATTTAGGCGTATGGACGAATCTGCTAGGGATATAAATTGGTGGTCAGGGCTTTCAGACAAGTTTAAATTTCACGCTATATTTGTGGCAGACATATCCCCAACAGAGCCTTCAGAAGAGCTTCAGGGATTTTTCTCTACAGACGTGATACTTGAGATTAAATATTCTCGAATTACTGACTCAGTCGGACGTTTCTCCTAAGTTTGCCTTTTGACCCCTTATGGCCTAGAATTAGACTACAAGAGGAAAGAAGCCTAGCCAGCTTGATTAAAATTTAATATCCAGAATTCCAGGAGGTGGAAATAAAGATATGGCACAAAATGCAGGTAATGCTAAAAACATTCTCGTAGGTGCATCCCCATTGTTCGTTTCGAATATCGATTCAACAACAGCAGGTTACGCAACATATGAGAATTCAGAGCCAGGTACTGCCAATGCGAGCTCTTTTGTTTCAGGAACATCTTACACAGATACCCTTAATGCAAAAGACTCTGGTACTTTCTATTACAGAAACGTAGGTTTTACCAATAACGGTCTTCAAATTACTTATAATCCAACATACGATTCAGTAACCGTTGACCAGCTTCTTGACACAGCTAAGCTGTTCAAGTCTGCGATGGAGGTTATGATTATGACTGAAATGAGCGAAGGCACACTAGAGAACGTTCTAGTAGTATTCGGTCAGCCAGATGATCCAACAAATAATACTACTATCACACAAGATAACACTATTATTGAAACAGGATCTGGCCTAACAGCAAAATCAGAACTCGGTATTGCAGCAGGTGCCCTTGGTATTGCTCCTACTGAGCGTCAGCTAATTGCTGTTGGTCAAGCACCAACCGCTTCAGCTTCAAAGACAGAGCGTGTATATTATGCACGTCGTGTTCTCTCAGTACAACAGTCGCAATTTACTTTGGCACGTTCTACTCCAACTACATTTCCAGTAACCTTCCGTCTTCTCCCCACCGCTATGTCGGGTTATGAGGGCCAGGAGTACGGCAAGATTATTGACCGTGTATTGGTAGCTTAATAATTTAATAAAATGTCGGAGGCCCCCGAATTTTCGGGGGCTTTCTGCTTGTATTAGTAATATGTATTTGTTATAATAATTAAGACTATCCAAGGAGGATAAATTGGCTACAACAGTATATAATGTAGAAGAAATTCAACTACAAAATGGGCAAAATATAAAGCTCAAACCACTATCTATAAAAGAACTACGTAAGTTCATGCAGGCTATTCAAAAGACTGCTGATGTAACAACTGAAGATGAAACGCTAACAATACTAATTGATGCGTGTGCAATTGCGTTAGAAAAACAGCTACCAGATTTGGTAAAGGATCGTGAAGCACTAGAGGATGCTCTAGATGTTCCAACAATGAATCGAATTCTCGAAGTCTGCGGAGGAATAAAACTTGACGACCCAAACCTTCTAGCGGCAGCGGTTCTGGCTGGTCAGAACTCGATCTAGCCGCTTTAGAAGGAGAAGTTTTTCTTTTAGGTCATTGGAAAAATTACGAAGAACTAGAAGAAAACCTTTCAATGCCAGAACTTATAGCTACTCTTGAGGCTATAAAGAAGAAGGAACATAACGATAGAAAGTTCCAGGCTTCTCTCAAGGGAGTAGATATAGGTGAATATGAAACAGAAGAAGGGGGTACCAAGTTTGACGACATTCGTTTGCGAGCTGCAGGAATTGATGCAACAGCAAATGATGTGGTTTCGCTTCAAGGTTCATTTGCAGCAGAAGCTGGATTTGGAATAGGAGCAGGACTTGGATACTTTAAGGAGTAATAACTAAATGGCTGATGAAACGATCAGTACACGCATAGTCGCTAATGCTGACTTTTCAGCCCTTATTGCAGATGTGCATAAGGTTACTGCTAGCCTATCTAAACTCCAAGAACAATTAGCCAACTCCAATAAGATGTTGGCTAACAATGTTGCGGTGATGAACCGTAACTTTTCTGATACCCTTAGAAGCACTGGTCAATATTCAACACACTTTGTAAGCTTAACTTCTGATGTAGAAAAATTTGGTAAGAATCTAGATGGCGGAAGACTAAAGCTTAAAGATTACTTTAGCACATTTCAAGGACATGTTAAAACATCTGGTGGATTAATTAGAGATCTTGCTAGACAGCAAGTTGCTATGCAAAATGCCATACTTCAACCACTAGGTCGTAATGCTCAGGGTCTACAACAATTTAATGTTCACATACCCAGGGGCCTTGATGAAATAAAAAATAAGACTGCAATCGCAAAACAAGAATTACAGATTATGAATCGTGTTATTCAAGATGGTGCAGGACAACTTATTAACTGGGGTAAAAATACTCAATGGGCAGGTCGCCAGCTAACAGTTGGTTTAACTCTTCCAATAGCAGCATTCGGTAAAGCTGCTGCAGATGCATTTAAAGTTGCGGATCAAGAGCTCGTCAGATTAACTAAGGTTTATGGAGATGTAGCTGGAACTTCGGCAGCAGAATTAGGAAGAGTCCGTGACGAAGTAATTGCAACATCTAAAGAATTATCCGCAGCATTTGGAACTAATTTTACAGAAACAATTTCTTTAGCTGCTGATATTGCTGCTACTGGTAAAACTGGAAATGAACTTTTAAATTCAGTTAGAGAAACAAGCCGTCTAGCAGTTCTTGGTGAAGTTGATAGACAAGAAGCAATGAGGGCTACTCTTGCTATTCAAACTGCATTTAAACAAAACACAGATGAATTATCTGATTCAATTAACTTCTTAAACGCCGTTGAAAACCAAACCTCTACTACTCTTCAAGATCTTGTTGAGGCAATTCCTAAAGCTGGTCCAGTTGTAAAAAGTTTGGGCGGAGACATTCAAGATTTAGCATTATATCTTACAGCTATGAGAGAAGGCGGAATTAATGCATCAGAGGCTGCAAACGCACTTAAGTCTGGATTAGCTTCTCTTATCAATCCAACAAAACAATCTGTAGGGGTTATGTCAGATTTCGGCATAGATATTTTAGGAATGGTACAAAAAAATGCTGGAAACACTACAACTTTATTGTTTGATTTGCAGGCTGCATTAGATAGACTAGATCCATTATCAAAAGCACAGGCTATCGAGCAACTATTTGGAAAGTTTCAATTTGCACGTATTAGTGCACTACTTAATAACTTAGGAAGACAGGGTAGCCAAACTTTACAGGTTTTAGATTTAATGAAAGTAAGCGCTGCAGATTTAGAGCAAGTGGCTGGTCGAGAGTTGGCAGCAGTAACAGAATCTGCATCTGGTAAATATCGTAGAGCCATAGAATCCTTAAAAGCAGATTTAGCAGGATTGGGAGATCAATTTTTAAGCATTGCTACAACAGTTATAAATATTGTAGATAAAGCATTAAAGTTTTTTGAAGGGCTGCCAAAGCCATTAAAACAAGCTATGACATTTCTTGGAGCATTAACTGCTTTAGCTGGTCCATTAATCATGCTCACAGGTGTTCTTGCTAACTTCTTTGGATATATTCTAAAGGGTGTAATGCATATGAAGGCATTCTTTAAAGGCGGGGAAGGATGGAAATATTTAACGCCAGAAATGTTGGCGGCAGAAAAAGCAGGTAAATTAGTAGAGCAAACATTCTATTCAGATGCTAAGGCAGCTTCAGTATTACAACTAGCATTAAAGAATTTAATTGATGAATTTTCTATATTAGAAGCAAAAGCAAAATCAGGAGCTCTTGCAGTAAATCCAGCAGTAAGCACTATGGCTGGCAATTTAGTAATGGGTGCAGGTCCTAGAGTTGTAGATCCAAATAATCCATTAGCTGGAGCTATTGGAACTCGTGCTTCTACCCATATGGTTCCAAGATCATCTTTAAGCGCAGAACAAAGAATGCAGCAGACTATATTTGGCCTTGTTCCAGGTGCAATTCCAGTAAATAGAAAAATTGGAAATGCTCCTCAGATTTATATGAACGAGCCATTGCCTCCAGTTCCTGGAGTTACAACAGTTGGCGGAGTTTCAACAGGAGTTGTAGCAGGAGAAGCAGCTAAATGGCACTCAATGATGGCAACTCTTGCAATGCAGTCAAAGGCTGAAATTGAACAATTAAAGAAACAAATTGCTACTACTGGCGTAGTAAGCAAAGACTTTATGAATCAATTTGATGACATTCTGCCTATTGTTTCTGGCATTACAGATAAAGCAGCACAGCAATCTTCATTAATTGTTGCTGAATTACGTGCTGGTAAATTAACAGTTGAACAAGCACGTCAACAGATTATTGCTCTAAATCTTGAAGTTGAAAGAATGATTGGACAAGCAGTTGGAACACAAGCAGCAGCAATGGGAAGAACAATAAATCCAACAATAGTTCCAACTTTAGATCAGCCAGTTGTTGATCCTACTGGTAAATCCAATATGCGTGAGTTATTCAAAAAGAGCAAGACAAGAGATCTAATTAATAAGATATCACGCTCACTTGGAGTTAGAACATCTGGTGCTGGATATAATATTGAAACTACTCGTCCACGTAAATTTAATTCTGGTGGACCAGTATATATGGCTGGCGGAGGAAATATAGTTCCTGGTCCAAACATAAATGCAGACGTTGTTCCAGCAATGCTCACCCCTGGAGAGTTTGTTGTAAACAGAGAAGCAACAGCAGCAAACCTTCCTTTACTTATGGCAATTAATGGAAAAGGTTCTACAGGTCCAAATTATAATGATGGTACAAGTTTACCTATTGGGTTTATGCCAGCTTCAGTTACAAATCAAGTACTTGGAGCTTTTGGTCAACGTAGATCTAGAAACGCACAAGCTGCTGGAACTCTAGCTGGACGTTGGGGTATGATTATGCCCCAGACAATTAATGATCAATTAGCACAAAAATTAAATAGCCCAGGCGCACTTGGATCAGATTTAATAGAGTTGTTAAAAAATCCAGATAGGCTAATAGATCTAGACGACTTCTTGGCTTATAATGGTGTTGATCCTAAAGAAGCTAGCATTATCAAAGCACAGGTTGCTAAAGATATGGCTTCAAGAATTTCTCCTTCAGCTTACTATGCAGACGGTGGATTCGGTAACATTGCAATGAGCTCTACAGAAAAAATAGTAAGAGGTTTAGAATCTAGATATCCAGGAATAAGTTTAAGGTTTCAAAGAGACAGAATGACTCCTGGACGCAGAGATACTTTGCGTAGACCACGTCCTGGAGAAACTCAAGCTCAAGCAAATGCAAGAGGTGGCGGAAGTCCAACTGGAATTAATTATATTGGACAAAGATCAAGCAATTATGGTGCTGGCGCAAGAATGGCTTCAAGGTTCGGAGAAGGCCAAGTATGGGGCCATTTTGCAGATCAAGAGTTCCAAAAGAATACGTCAATGTTATCCAGAGCATTTGGATTTGCACGAAGAACTCCTAACTTAATGGCTATAAAAAATTCTGGTCCAATGCTTGGAAGGGCTATGTCTTTTAGACCTGGATTATTTAGAAATTCTGGCGGAATTATTGGAATGAATGCTGGTGGAATGGTTCCTGCTGCAGACGGAAATAAGTATAATATGGGCGGAATGGTTAGAGGATATAATCGTGGCGGAATTATTGCAGAAGCAAGAGAAAAGGGATTCTTTGGTCAAGGTTTGTTGAATAAGAGACCTGGCGGGGGAATGAGTCCGATGGCTGGAATGGGACTTGGAATGGGAATGCAAATGGCGGGATCAATGATGCAGGGACCAGCAGGCACTGCATTACAGTACGCTTCATTACTGCCCATGATAATGCCAGGATCATTTACTAAAGTACTTACTTTAATTCCAAAAATATTAAGTGGATTTACTAGCATATCAAAGATAGTTACTCTAGTTAGATCTGGTTTAGTTTTACTAACAAGAGCTATTCCAGGTGCTGCAGTAATAGCTGGTATTTATGGACTTGTAAAAGCATTCCAGGCATGGAGACAAAGCATTGAAGATACAAGGCGTGAGAATATCATGCTTACTGGTATTACTGAAAAGGGTGCCGACGAAGCAAAAATTAAATATGTTAATCTTGCAAACTCAATAAAGCTAGCAAATGAGCAGTTAAGATTAGCAAAAGAACGGGGACTTGAAGCATATGCAGCTTACACATCTTCAGGAGTTCCAGGACTTACATTAACAATCAAACAGCTTAGAGAATTAAAGAAGTCAGTAAAAGAAACAATGCCAGAAACATTAGCAACATTTAATTCTATTGATTCTTCTAAAGTAGTAGATTTAGCTACTAATCTAAAGGCACAGTATGTTGCTGGCGGCATGAGTGTTCAAGACGCAACTAATAAAATTTATGCATTAATAGAAGCTTCTAATAAAGCTGGAATGGGATTAACTGCAATTGCTAGTGGAGGATTTACTGCAATTAAAGATAAGGCTACCGCCGCAGAAGCAACATTTAAATCTTTCCAGAAGACATTCGATGAGATATCTAATACAGATCCTAAAGTATTTGCAGCTGGCTTAGATTCTGTAATAGGAAGCCTAGACGCAGCAGTAACTTCTTTAACTGGAACAAAAGATTCTACTGGACAAACAATTACAGAGGCTAAAGCAGTAGCAATGCAGTTTGAAAAAATTGCTAAACTTGGAATGCAAAATAAGAAAATAGGATCTGAGGGTCTTCAAATTCTTCAAAAGCAAAGACCAGAATTGGCGGCAATTCTTAATTCTGGAGACGACATTGCTTCAATATATTCTAAATGGAAACTATTACTAGCGGGAGTAACTTTAGACCTAAAGAATTTAACAGCAGAACAAGCCAAGAGTCTTGCACTATATAATCAAGCTCTAGACCTATCAGGTGAAGCCGCAGGAGCAAATACAGAAAGTAGCGCAGCCCTAGAAAATTCAGCAAAAGCTTCTGCAAAATTAAAGAAAGAAATTAAAGATGCACAGGGTGTAGTTAAGTCTGCTCAAAAGGGAGACATTGGTTTAAGTAAAGAAAGAATTCGTGCTATTCAAGACGAAATTAAAGAAATTCGTAAACGAGCAGAAGCAAAAAAGAAAGCTTTACAAGACAGTCTTAATGCAGAAAATACAGAACTAGAATTACAAAAACTTCAATTAGAATATCAGCAAGCCCTTGCCCGTGGGGATAAGGATGCTGCTGCTCAAGCACAAATACAAATTCAGCAATTAAACAAGCAATTCCAAACACAAAAGGCTATTGATAAAATTGAAGAAAATGCTCGTAAAGAGGAAGAGAAGCGTCAAGCAATATTAGATGCAGACGCAAGAAGGAAAGAAGATAAAAAAGATGCAGCAGGCGCTGCTGGTGAAACAATAGAGTCTAAGCAAGCCACCTTAACTCAAATTGATAAAATATCAAATACTTTAGTTTCTCTTGCAAAAAAACAGGCTATGCTAAATCTGCAAGATCAAAATGATCCAGATGTTAAAAAAGCTAGCAGAGCATTGCAAGGAGATTTCAAGTCCTTACTAGAAGAATTAAAGAAGGCTCCAGATGCTGTTCAGAAAGCTTTTGCTCAATATATAGATCCAGAAACAAATGAAGTAAGAAAAGGAACTCGTATTCCTAAGCGTGGATTTATTGGTGGAGCAGACAGCCAATTTACAAGACTAGTTAACGAAATTTCTGATACTGCCGTTATTAATTATGAAAAGTTAGTTAAAACTTTAGGTGGCGGTAAAACATTGGCTGATGTTATTGATGCAATTAAAGGAAAGCCAGGAGTAACTGGAATTAGTACTGCACAAATAACAACGGCTTTAGAAAAAAATCAGCCTAAAGTTTCTAAATTCTTAACTGATCCAAATTCAAGATTTACATCAGAAGGATATCTACAGGAGGGTGTCAGAACTGCTTTACTAGCAGATAAAAGCCTAGGTCTTAAAACAGACAACCTATATAAAATTGGTTCATACACATATAGAGTTGCAGAAGATTGGAAGGGCGACAGAACTCTTGTAAGACAAAAGGCTAAGGGTGGCCCAGTATTAGGATCTACGCCATATTTAGTTGGAGAACGTGGCCCAGAGCTATTCGTGCCTTCTGTATCTGGAAATATTATTCCATCAGGAGCGCTTGGAGCAAGTTATAATATACCAACCAATTCAATAAATGGAGTTGGAAAGGGCGCTAATAATTCATACAACAATAATGTATACAATATTAACATAGAATTAAATGGCACAAATGTTAGTGCAGATGATATAATGAGAAGATTCAAGGCGGAGCTTGCCTTAATAAATGCTAAAGAGGGAAGAGTTAGAACTCTAGGAGGGAATTACTAATGTCTATGTATTTGCCTAGAGGCTCTGTATTATGGATAGAGGCTAAAGACCTTCTTGCTACCCCAGCTGGGACTACAAAGATTTGGAATAAAGTTACTGAGCATAATAGAAGTCCAATAGATTTAAATATTGAAAGAATAGAGAGGGCTGTGAGGACCTCTAACGGCACACTAAGAAAAAATTATATTGCCGATAAAAGAAGTTTTTCTATGTCATGGGATATGCTTCCATCCTACAGAACCCTTACAGTCGATGGCGGTTGGGGGGCAGAAGACTTAAGACAATTTTATCTCAGCGATGATGGAAAGAAAACATTTAATATTAGAATTAATTTAGCAAAGACTGGTTCAGATCAATCAACATCAGGATTTGAATCATATACAGTATCACTATCTGGCTGCAGTTTCTCTGTTGTAAAAAGAGGATTGCAGCCACACTGGAATGTTTCTATGACCATGGATGAGGTATAATGATAAACGCTTCTGCCGCCGCAAAAACAGTACTAGAACAAGACACAACCCTAGTTATTAATTCTGGCTGCACAGTAGAATACAATATGAATAACCTTGTTGATAATATTGTTATGACTGGTGCAGATATTACTAGAACAGATTCTGCTGGCAATTCATACCTTCCATTTAAAAAGCTATTTCCAATAGATGCTGTTGTTAAGCCGTCCAGACCATTAGGGGCGGGAATCAAATATGCAATAGTTGGAGACATAGCTCAAAATAGTTATAGAGATCCAAGAGTCAGCGAGTATCCTGTTGAATATAGAACATATTATCCTGGAGCAGAAACATCATATAAATATTATTTATCAGATAAAGGCGTAGGGCTTGACGTTACTGCAACATATCCTAAAACAATACTTACAAATAAAATAGTTGTTAGGTTTGAACTTGCTCATTCCACGCCAGCGACATGGACTATATATAATGGAGTAACACAAATAGCTACGGGAACAAGCTCTTCTATAAAACCGTTTGAAACTAGCGGCAACAAAAATTATGACGCTGGAACATTAATATTATATTATAATGGAACATCATGGTCTACAACTGAACCATCATCTCCAGCATCTCCAGTAAATATGACAAGTCTTAGAGTAACTACTGGAGCAGTTACTGGTAAATACATTGGACTTATAGAAATGTCTCCTAGGTGGGTAATAGATATTTCTGACAGGCTTATAGATTTTTCTATATCAAAAGAAGCATCAAGCGATTCTTCGGATATTCTGCCAGTAGGAAATGTTTCTGCAAATTCAATGGCTATGTCAATAGTATCTTTTGAAGATTCAAGATCAGTTATATCTTTTGATAAATCAATGACTTTTGATTCTCAAAAAATTTATTTATATAAAAGAGTTGAATTTTCTCCGTACTTTAAAATATATCATTCTTCTGGAAACCTTTCTGATTCTAATGGTAATTATGAAAAAATAAATCAGGGTGTATTTTATGCAGACAATTGGTCAATTGGAGAATATGGAGAAATCTCCATAACGGCACTTGACGGGGCAAAGATTTTACAAGAAACAATAGCTCCAAGTTTAGTATGCAAAGGTTACACTACTATAGGAATAATTAGAAGCCTATTAGATTCTATAGGATTTACTAATTATAATTTTAATACTACTTCCTCTGATGAATCTGTATTCTCCGCCAGATTTTGGTGGACCGACGACGGAAGAACAGTGTGGGAATCTGTACAGCAACTATGTAGAGATTCACAGATGGTAGCCCTATTTGATGAAAACAATGTTTTACAATTTTACACAAGAGAATACATATTTAATTCTTCTGATCCAATAGATTGGAGCTTTAGATATTCTACAGATGGAGCAAACCTTTCAAACATTTTGTCATTTGACAAACAAGATTTATCTTCAGCAAATCAGGTGAAAGTTATTTGGAATAGCGTAACAACAAATCAGTATGTTGGCAATTCTCAGCCTTTATGGAAGTCTTCAAATACTTTTATGTCTGCACTTTCTTTAGAACAAAACTTGCTTAGCTCAGCTGGACCAGGAGAATATATTAATTTGAAGGCAGTCGTAACTAATGAATATCAGCAACAACAGGTATTAAATGAATATAGTGGCTTCCTTGCTATAGACTCTGAAATTATAGAGTATGATGCTATTCAATATGATTATGTTGATGAAAATGGTATAACTCAATATGTAGATATCAAAAATGAATC